TTTTGTTTTTTTTGCCATAATATAATATATAATAAAATTAATAAAATAAAAGGCCGAGGCCGAAGCCCCGGTCTTTTTATAATAAGTGCTTACTTCATTAACATAAAGTTGTTAGCACCTTGAGTAATTAAACATCTTTCAGTTAAGAAGTGTAACTGCATTGCATCTAAAGCAGATGTAGCAGCACCAACCGAACCAGTAACCCAAGTTTTCATTCTTCTGTCATCAGTTTGAGAAGCTCTATATCTTACGTGTAAGAAAGGACGTCTCATACTTTGTCCAACGTTTTGATCGTAAACAGTAGAAGTACCAGCAGGAATCATAACTCCTCTAAGTGCGTTAGCACCAGCAGTAGCGTTAATCCCACCTCTAGTAGCTTTATCATTTAAGTATCTAAAGTCAGACTTGTAGAAGTCATAAGAACCTCTTCTAAATCCAGAGAAACCTAAATTCAACGCCATATCTTCAGAATTGTTAAATACTCCGTAAGAAGTACCACCAGCTCCGTAAGAGTTCATTGAAGCTAACATATCATCAATAGCTAAGCTAGTTGATCTATTAACAAACATCATGTACTCTTCAATAGCACCTTGCTTATCAAACTCAGCTAAGATAGCATCGAACTCAGCTAAATCAGTAGCAGCGTTAACACCAGTTACACCAGTAGTTATATTACCTCTATCTTCGATAGCAGCAAATAAACCTTCAGTACCAGTGTTTTTAGTAGTGTCGTTCGAAGTAACAGAACCGTCACCCATAACACCAGCTTCTTCAGTGATGTCGTTACCAGCACCACCTTTTTCAGCTTCTAACATTGCCATTTCGATATAGTCAGTAAATCTAGCTCTTGTGTCAGCCTCAGCTTTTAAGTACCATAAGTAACCAGAAGCGCCAGCTTCAGAAGAAACTTCAACCCAACCAATTCTAGACGCATCAGAACCTGATACTTCGTAGTAATCTTTCATTATAATTGGCTTGTTGTTAAATGACTTGAAAGAAGGCTCGTTAGCACCTCTAGTATCAGTAGAAGCGTTACCAGCAGCAACAAAGTATTGACTAGCTTTTGGATATTCTGAACCATAAACTAAAATAGTTGTTTCATCATTAGAAGTTGTACCTGTTAAAGCAGCAGCGCCATAAGGAGCTACGTCAATTCTATCAGTAGCAACTGTTACTACTAAACACTTAACAACACCGTTGGTAGGGTCAGAGATAATAACAGTATCGTTAACTCTAATACCGTGATTACCACTAGTAACACCAGTGTCACCATCAATGTCTTTAGTAATATCAATTTGAGAAGAAGAATCAGCACCACCAGTAGTAGAGTGTACATGACCTTGGTATGATAAATGTAAACGACCTTGCTCTGACCAAACAACTTGATCAGCAGTCATTGCTTCTTCAGCTCCGATTTGGTTTAAGAAACCAGAGATTGTTCTTGGACCGAAAACTTCAGCCTCTTGTTCCATTAAATCTGGAACATATTGTTGCGCCCAGCCTTGTCCAGCTGTAGACGCTAAGTCTAGGTAATTATTTTGTAGCGTTTGCTTTATTGGAGCAGGCACGCTATTCAAATTACTTCCTGCAGTAATTGCCATAATTTTTAATTTTTAAATTGTTATTTTTTGTTAATTTTAAATTTAAAGTCATTAGAATTATCGCCTAGCACTCTTACTTTTATACCACCAGTATTTATTTGACCATTAAACTCTTGTCTTGGATCCATACTAATGTTTTTAGATTTGGCTATACTATCTTTTAAAGCATCAGCCTTACCTTGTTCATAAAAATGTTTTGCAATAGCATCAGGGTTCATAGCTGTAAACAAACCTTTGTGATAACCCGCCGTGTCTTCCATTTCGTTATTTTTGTTTAGGAACTTCCCTACAAAATTATTAATGTCACTTTGAGTTTCTTTTACGTTGTCAGCATCCTTAACATTAAATCTAAATCTTTTTTCTCCAACGTTGTATTCAAAACCTTTGAAATTTTTGTTGAATAATTGATTAGTTTTATTTAAGAAAGTACGAGTTTGTTTTTCTGCAACTTCTTCCTGTTCTTTTGACTCTTTGTTGTATCTGTTGAAAAAATCAATAGCCTTTTGTTGTTCTTTTGTTAACTTGCTTCCAGCTTTAATCTCTTCGTAATATTTGGACTTTGCACCGTCCAGGTGTTGCTTTGCTTCGGCAACTTGCTCCTTCAAAGCTAATTTCTTTCTTTTTATGTCTACATCTTCGTCTAAATCTTCATCAAAAGAAAATTTATCTTCCATCATAAAATCTATTTCTTCAGAGTTTAGATGAGGTTTAGTTTGTTGGTAGTACTTTTTTAATAAAGATAAGTTGTCTAACTCAGAATAATCTTGATTTAGCTTTACATAGTCTTCTAAATCACCACCAGTTTCTTCCATAAAATTAAGTAGTTTTTCTATAGATTCTGGTAGCGGCTTTCCAGTTTGTTCAGACTCAGTAATAGCTTCAGTAACTTTTGTTTCTAGTTCTTCAACCTGCTCTTCAGTTATTTCTTCTACAACTGGCTGTTCTTGTGCTTCAGCCTCCGGTTGTACTTCTTTTTGTTCCGGTGTGGTTGCGGTGTCTTCAACGAGTTCAACCACTCCTGCATCGTCAGTGTTGTTTTCAACAACTTCTTCTTTGGTTTCATTTTCTGGTTTTTTATCTAAATTAACCTTAATAACATTATCGTCTTTCTTTTCTTCAGACTTGTTAAGATCAACTTTAGTTACATTGTCTTTTGTAGTTTCTTCAACTACAGTTTCTTCTTTCTTTTTTGCCATAATATAATATAATAATAATTAATAATCTGTTTATCTAGGTGAAAATTCACTTAAATCAAATCCGCCACCTAGTATATCATTACCCATAGACTCAAAGTTTTTAGCAGGAGCGTTATTTTTTCTCTGCTCTATTAACTTACTTTGTTGGGTAGCTTGTATTCTTGTTCTTTCGTCTTTACGATCTTCTTTTCTTGAGTCTCTAGATTTTTGCTGGTCAAGATCAGCTCCTTTTAACTCCATGTTAAATTGAAACTCTCGTTCCATTAGCCCTAACTTTATTTGACTTTCAGCTTCCATTTGAGCTATGTCTATTTGGCTCTGCGCTTGTGCTAATGATATTTTTTGCTGCGTTATAGCTTGTTGTTTTTGTATCTCCATTTGCGCGGCTTGTTGCTGTGTCTTAGCATTTGCCTGTGCTTGTACTTTTATGTTTCTTTCTTTTAGTTTTTGATCTCTATCTATTTTCTTTTTTCTACGTATTTTTAAAAGTTGATTTGCTAGCTTTACACTTTTTACTTCTCTAATATCTATAGCATCTTCTAAGTCTATAGTTTGTTGTGACAACGCTACTTGTATATTGTTTTCTAATCTAGCCTGTTCTTCTTCATCAGGTGATAACTCTATGAATATACCAAAATCGTATAAATGTAACTGTGTTAGTTCATATAAAGTAGCAACGTTATGAGCTCCTATAGCTTGTATAAAAGCGTTTTTGGTTGGAGAGTACTCTATAATATCAGATACTCTAAGAGACAATTGCTCTGCTACCTGAGCTGTTAAAAATAAACCAGAGTTTAATATATGTCTAGTAGCAACATTTGAATTAGCTGCAGCTATTTTTTGCACACCAACTAAAGCGTTACTATCAGGCGTGCTTCCATCTCTAGCTTCGTTCAGTCCGGTTACATCTCTTATCATTTGTAAGTAATAATTATAATTACCTATAAGAGCCTGTATTTTATTCCCACCACTACCAGATGTTATTTCTTGTATAGGTACTTTACCAGGATTCATATCACCATCTTGCGTAAAAGATCTACCAATAACACTACCTGTTTGGAAAAACATATTTAAAGCTTCTTGTGGATTATAATTAGTACCATTGCCTAAATCTATTTCAGCAAGCCCATCTGCATCTAAATAAACACCATCAGGTATCATGCGCGACATAACTTGCTGCAACTTTAAATGTGTTAACTGAATCATATCAGCAAATCCAGTAATTCTTTTTACTAAAGAGTCTATATTTCCTTTGTACATACGAGGCGCTACTACACTGTAATTCATTTTTACTTTAGTATAATCGCTTTTTGGCCTCATCATATTTTTAGCCATTTCCCACTTAAGTAACTTATTCGTACCTACAACCATAGCTCCTTCGTATAGTACTTCTATAGCTCTCTCTAGTTTAGAAAACCCACCTTCCATGTCTTCTGGTGGGTTAAAGCTATCATCTTTTTCTATAGCTTTATCAGCACCAGTAGCTGTTTCTTTTAATTTATAAACTTCGTTCATATACGTTTTATAGTTGTAATACAAAACTTGAACTTTGTTGTTGTCAAACTCGTCGTAGCTACTAGCGTTTTTGTAAGAGTTATTAGTGTATAAAGATCTAGAGCTAATTATTTCTTCTAAGTCTGATTGATCTAAATGTGGAAATTGTTTAGCTAGCTCGTTAATAGGTATAGTTTTAACCTCGCCAACATAATATATATCATCAAAATAAGGCGAGTCTGTGTAAGAATAAACTAGATCTGCAGGATCAACATATTCTATTGTAGCTCCTTGAGAAGTATTAAAGCCAGTTTTTACAGCGCCAATACCTAAAACAGTTAAATCTCTATAAAATCTTTTTGAAATTAAATCATAGTCATTACCTTTCATTAACGTGGTTATAGCTTGTTCTTCTGCTATTTCTACAGATTGTTTGTAGGTAAGCTGCATATGCAAGGCTAACTCTTCTTCGTTTTCAGGTAGAGTATCAGGATCGTTTTCAGACAGGTCTAAATTAAAATTACTTTTTATAAACTCATCAATACTCTTTAACTGCATGTCGCCTATTATAGATTCCATATACGCAGTTCTTTTGTTCATACCATGTATATCTTGTGAATAAGCTTTCACATCGTATAGTCTGTCTGCCATTCCATTAACAACTATATCTACAAATTTAGGTATTATTGGCACCGGTGTCCAGTCTAGATTTAAGTAGCTTAAGTCACCATTTATAGACAACTCGTCTTTATACTTTTGTATCGACTGATTACCTTCTGCGTATAGCCTTAGTCTATGAAAATCGTTGTAATGCTTGTGATATCTATTAATTCCTTGATCTTTGTTAAACCACTCGTGCTCTATAGCTTTGGCAATTTTTAATCCATAGTCATAACTAAGCTTTTCAGCATCGCTAACTACTTGACTAGGAAAATAATTATTAACGTATTCTGCCATTTTTTATTTTATTATTTTTGATAAATTGCCTCTATTGTGATACTTAGCAATGTTTATGTTTAATTTAGGTTTTTCTATTTTAGCGTTTGGTCTATATAAGTTTCTATTACAAGCCATAATAGCAAGTCCAGAGCTTATAGTAGCATCAAACTTTGTTCTTTTTGTTATATCAAACTTAGCCCAGTCGTTTAGCGTTCTGTTAAAATATATATTACCATAAACACCATCTTGTAAATGACCAACGTGTTGTTGTATATACATTTCAACAGCCGCAGCGTGGGCTTGTTTTATATCTTCACTTGAGTTAGGTATA